AATATGAAGAGAAAGATGGTAAAGTTAGAAAAGAAACCGCTTATTTTAAATCAGAATGGTTACAAAAGTTTTTAAAGAAGAATGATTTTAAAGATTTTAATACTACAGAAATGACAGCGCATATTCGAAACAAGTTAGGTGGAGGAGATATAAGACGTAAGGTAAAAGGTAAAACAGCGTATCTTTGGTATGTACCTTGGACGAAGAAAAATAATGAAGAATATAAAACACCAGACATGGGAGAGGATACACCGTTTTGAGAAACATTATATTTGGACCACCGGGCACAGGTAAGACAACGCACTTACTACGTATAGTAGAAAAAGAGTTGCGTGAAAATAAAGTTAATCCTAATAAGATTGCGTATCTTGCTTTTACTAATCAAGCGGCTGATGAAGCTTTATCACGAGCTATTTCACAATTAAATTATAATACAAAAGATTTTATGAACTTTCGTACACTGCACAGTTTAGCATACAGAGAGTTACATTTAAAAGAAGAAAACATAATGAGTGATAATGATTATAATTTTTTATCAAATAAATTACAGATAAAATTAAGTAATCCTAATAAAAATGTGAAAGCATACGGTACGAGTTTTCCCGATGATGTATTCATGCAAGTAATTGATGGAGCAAAAGTAAGAGGACTTACGACAGAAAACTTTTTTAATGATCCTAGCATAGGACATTTGCCGGGCGGTATTTTAAAATTAAAATACATTGATGAAGCATTAATTAAGTACAAGCGGGCAAGAAATAAATACGACATGACAGACATGATTGTTGATTTTAATCAAAAACATTATGACACTATGCCAAATTTTGATGTGGTGATTATTGATGAAGCACAAGATTTAAGTTGGCTACAATGGAAAATGGTAGAGCGCATTGTAACGAATGCAAAGCGTGTCTATGTAGCAGGTGATGATGATCAAGCAATTTATCGTTGGGCGGGTGCAAGACCAGAATACTTAATGAATATGGAAGGAACACGAACCATATTAAATGAATCATATCGCCTGTCAAAATTAATTCATGAAAAGGCTGATAAACTTATCAAGCGTGTACAAGATAGAGTGGATAAAGAATGGACAGCACGGGATGAAAAGGGACAAGTAAATATTTATCCTGTTGAACAATTACAAAAAATGAAAGAAGGTAACTGGCTTATTCTTGCAAGAGACAGATATCGTTTAGATACATTAGAAGAAGATTTACGAATTTATGGTTATTATTTTGCGCGAGGAGATAGAACATCTATTAATAAGCGCGTACAAGACGCTGTTCTTGCGTGGGAAGATGTACGCAAAGGAAAGTCACTTAATATAAAAAGAGTTAAATCATTTTATAATTATATTAAAACAGGTACAGGCGTTGCAAAAGAACACAAAGCGATGAAGAATGTTGATAAAGAAAAGTTATTTACTTTTGATACATTAACAGCGGACTATGGATTGAAAGTCGATAAAGAATTGCCTTGGTTTAAGGCTCTAGAAAATATTGAGCCTCAGAAAAAAACATATGTCCGTATGTGTTTACGTCGTAAAGAAAACATTAGACGCGAACCACGGATCAAACTATCAACGATACATGGATCAAAAGGTGGTGAAGCAGACAATGTTATGTTATTGACTGATTTGTCTCGTAAGACAGATGCAGAGTATTGGCGAAAACGAGATGAAGAAAGACGTGTATTCTATGTGGGAATGACGCGTGCAAGAAATACTTTGAACATTGTGCGATCACAATCGGATAGAGAATTTACGGAGGCTTTTTAATGCCATTTGATATAGATACAGCGCTAAAGCAATTGGACGTAAGTCTAAAGCAAGTGCAAAAAATTAAGAATGAATTACCAAAGTTAAAGCGTGAAAACGTAGAGCAGTATTTAAAAATTTTTAAAATTGATTTGCAGTTGTTGCGTCAAGATTTACAATTTATGAAACAGAAACAGGAGAAAGATGGACAGTAGAGAATATTTAGAAAAAACTCTTAAAGTAATAAAAGGACCAAGAGAAAGAGATTATGGCGATAAGTACATGAACCATGTTAACATTTCTAAGTTATGGAGTGATTATTTAAGTTACGAAATATCTCCTCACGATGTGGCTATATGTATGTTGCTTGTTAAAGTAGCAAGATTAAAGCATAGACCAACAGAAGATTGTTATGTAGACATGGCGGGATATGCGGCCATTGCCGGAGAAATAGAAGATATAACGCAAGAACTATTAAATAAGGAAAGCTAATGACACAAATACCTTTATTTCAGCCACCAAGTGAGTGGACTCCTCCAGAAGATATACCTAATTTATCCGATGCTAAAGAAATTGCTGTCGATTTAGAAACATATGATCCGGATTTAAAAACAAAAGGTCCGGGTTGGGCTATTGATAATGGATATATAGCTGGTGTGGCTATTGCTGTGGAAGGTTGGAAAGGGTATTTTCCTATACGTCATGAGGGTGGTGGTAATTTTGATGAAGCCATACTTAAAAGAAAAGTACAAAAGATTATGGACTTGCCTTGTGATAAAATTTTTCACAATGCCAGTTATGATGTAGGGTGGTTACGTTGGTGGGGAGTAGAAGTAAAAGGAAAAATTATTGATACACTGATTGCCGCTCCACTAATAGATGAAAATAGATTTCGGTATTCACTAAACGAATTAGGTAAAGATTATTTAAAAGATACAAAATCAGAAGCCTTGCTGTATGAAGCCGCAAGAGAATGGGGCGTTGATGCAAAAGGAGAAATGTATAAACTACCGGCTATGTATGTTGGTCCTTATGCGGAGCAAGACGCGGATCTTACACTAAGACTATGGCAATACTTTAAAGTAGAATTAATTAAGCAAGAGTTATCAAGTATATTTGATTTAGAGACAAGATTATTTCCTTGCCTGTTAGACATGAAAACAAAAGGAGTGCGTGTTGATTTAAGTAAGGCCGAAAAAATAAAAAAGAATTTACAAAAAAAAGAAGATAAAATCTTATTACAAGTTAAAAAAGACACTGGTGTTGATGTGGATGTATGGGCGGCGGTAAGTGTAGCCAAAGCATTTGATAAATTAAATATCAAATATGAACGTACACCAAAGTCCGAGCAACCAAAGTTTGATAAAAACTTTTTAGTTACACACAAACATCCCTTGGCTAAAATGATTGTCACGGCAAGAGAATTTAATAAAGCTCGTACAACTTTTATTGACACAATTCTTACACACTCTTACCACAGTAGAATTCACGCCGATATTAATCAAATGCGTGGTGAAACAGGAGGAACTGTAACAGGAAGATTTAGTTATGCTAATCCAAACCTACAGCAAATTCCTGCGCGCAATAAAGATATCGGGCCGTTGATACGATCAATCTTCGTCCCAGACGAAGGTTGCAAGTGGGGTAGTTTCGACTACTCTCAGCAAGAGCCACGTGTTCTTGTGCACTTTGCCGCCTTGACCGGTGGCGGTTTGAAAGGCGCCGACGAGGTTATTGAATCTTATAAAACAAAAGATCCAGACTTTCATCAAGCCGTTGCCGACATGGCGGGCATAGACCGCCGTACTGCCAAGACCATTAATCTTGGTATGATGTATGGTATGGGAAAAGGAAAACTATCGAGTGAGTTAGGTTTAGATAGAGATGAGACAGAAGATTTATTTGCTCGTTTTCATGCGAACGTACCCTTTGTCAAACAGCTAATGGAACAGGCAACACGGAAAGCGGAGAACGTAGGTTTCCTTCGTACACTGCTTGGCCGTAAATGTCGTTTTGATAAATGGGAACCACGAGCCTTTGGTATTCATAAACCTTTGCCATTGTGGGAGGCGGAAAAAGAATACGGACAAAATTTAAAACGTGCATGGACGTACAAGGCATTGAATAGATTAATACAAGGCTCTAGTGCTGACATGACAAAAAAAGCAATGGTCGATTTATATGAAGAAGGAATAATATCACACATACAGGTGCACGATGAACTAAATTGTTCGATTCAGAGCAAGGAACAAGCATCACGGATCAAGGAAGTGATGGAAAACACAGTGGAACTTAAAGTGCCATTGAAAGTAGACATGGAGATTGGACCATCATGGGGAGAGATAAACAAAAAGTAGGCGACGTTAATGAATTTAAAGCCGTTATAAAGTTTTTAGAAGAAGGATACTGGGTTTTTCGTAATGTACAGGGAACAGGGCCTATTGATATGGTTTTAGTGCATCAAAAGACTGGAAATGTGCGTAAGATTGATGTAAAAACTAATAGCTACAGACAGTCATGGAAGCCCGGCACACGAATATGTCGACAACGGACCAAGGAACAAATCAAACTAGGTGTGGAATTGGAGTTTTTTGACAAGGATGAATAATGATAAAAATATGGTTTTTAATGGCATTAATGTCATATCCTAATACGCCTGCCATTGCCTACAAAGGTTTTGGTGGTTATTTGGAAAAAGAAGAATGTGAAAACAGCAGAGTATTGGCGGAAAATCAAATTTCTGATTATGAATTGCGAAGGGGAAATACCGTGTACATAGAAACATTCTGCATGGAAATGGAAGCATTTGACAGTTCACTACGGAAAAAAAAAATAATAGAAAATGATGCTTAAAGAGCTTTGCGCGACACTGCTTGTGTTGTGTAATCCTATTTTAAACGGATTTGATTTTGACTACGCCAAAGATGACAAGGACCAATTCGTACAGGGAATTGCAGAATGCACTGTCACATATAATGCGGACAGCAATCCTTTTGATCGTGCTGTTATTGTATTAAGTGTAGGACAGGCTATCATAGAATCTAGTTGGGGAAATTCTCGATTTGCAAGAAAGGCCAATAATTTTTATGGTATTATACAGACAGATAAAACAGAGCCATATATAAAATCTTTACGTGGCATGGTTCTATTAAAAAAATATGGCAACAAATGTGAAAGCGTTGCTGACTATATAGAGTTATTAAATACTAGTTTGTTTTTTAAAGAATACCGTGATTTACGAATGAAACAGGTTATACAGGGAGAGGTTGATGTATTTGCATTAGTTGATACGTTAGATTCTTACGCAAAAGACCCTTTATACAAGACAAAATTGAAAGATGTTATTCTTTCTCTTTTAAGAGATTACCCATTATTATTTAGAATGGATGAAGTTTTAGCGAACAA